TTAGAGTTTCAAATTGTCAATTTAAAGATGGATATTGATCGCTTTAGTATTGAGTTTGATAAAGCAACCAAAACCATTGAAATGTGGCGCAAAGTTGCTGATGGTTTTGCTGAAGCAGGAACGCATCCAACTGCTCACGACATGGCAATGGAAGACTATGAAGAAGCAGTACAAAACGAGTTGATGATTTGATGATTCCAGATCAAAGTAAACATCTTACTATTGCTCAACGTTTGAGGATCATCCACTGTTCTCTTGATGATCTACAGCATTGTGGAAATTGTCTGCCATGCCAAGCCGCTGATGAGATTGAACGACTGAACCATGAAAATTTAAGTTTGCGTCATGCTTTATCAAAGCAAAACAAACTAAATAGGATGACCAACATTTTGGAGGCCGACCGTGACTGATGACATTGTGACCCGACTACGGGAAGTTTGTATGTGTAAGGGAATTACTTGTCCCCATGATGGGGTCGATTTGGAAGCCGCTGATGAGATTGAACGCCTCCGGGAACTTGCTGATACATTGGTAAATAAAGTGCGCCACAGTGCGACATGTAGTTTTATGTGGAAAGATGATGACCCGTGTTCGTGTGGGGTATTTGAGGTTCGCAAAGAATACTGGTCGGTTCGTGGTAAATAATGCAAACTCCATTTATACAAACTGGAGTAAGTAATGGCGATAGGTAGTGGAGCAGAAATTGGTGTTATCTTTGGTAGGTGGGGTGACATGTCTGACGAGCAACGGGACTTGTGGTGCGCTACCTTTAGGGATAGTTTTGGCGATGACCTTATGAGAGGTTATGCGTCTGTCCATTACCCAAGGAGATACCCCAATGGGGAACCGCAACAAAGCTAAAGGTACGACATTTGAAACCCTCATTAAAGACTATTTAAAAAGTAAAGGGTTTAAGAATACTCGCCGCGCTGCTTTAGAAGGTGCTGAAGACAAGGGTGACATTCATGGCATCCAACAACGCACAACTCTTCGACAACTCTGCATACAATGTAAAAACCAAAAACAGTTTAAGTTGAGCGAATGGCTCAACGATACTGTTGACCAAGCCACAAGACTAGATAAAGCCCTTCCTGCTTTAGTGGTAAAACGCCCAGGTAAAGGTGAAAAAGCACTGGGAGATAGTTACGTTGTGATGAGGTTGGATGACTTCATTGATCTGATTGAGGATGCTCAATACTCCTAAAATTGTAGGACAACAATGTCCTATTAGGAGTAACTTATGTCACAAGATCTGACAACTACTATTGATGATGTTCTGAAGGTGTCTGGTTCCAGCAACCCTCAGTCCGTAGGCTCTATTATGGCCCGCGCCATTAACGCAGGGCAGACCCCTAAAATGCGGGCAATTGGGGCTTCTGCGGTCAATCAAGCAGCTAAAGCTGCTGCAATCGCCCGTGGCTTCGTCGCGCCACGTGGAATTGATCTATCATTTGTTATTGGTTTTGATGATATCCAAGGGGATAACGGAGAAACCATTTCAGCAATTTCTTTCAAACCAATCACTAGGTAAATGGCTTCTCGTAAACCCTCCCGTCGTCCCTCAGCAGGGAAGTACCGCAAGCAGGTTAATCGCCCACGCCCCATCAGCAATGTAGGGGGTGGACAGGGAGGGCTGTTAACACCTTCTGGTAATGCTGGGAGTTCTTGGGGATGAGTCAGCAAACTCCAACCTTTAACTCTTGGAATAATCCATCAGAACCCCCCGGAATTGGGACAGCCATTGCTTATGGTCCTGCTCCGGTGTTTCGTAATGCCAAAGATCAAATGCTTTCTGGCTATCGGACTGGTCCTGACAGCCAATACCCAGATGGTTATCTTGGAACGATGTCGTCTAATAGGCGACAAGACAAGGTTCTTGGCACGTTAAGCCGAATGAATGCACGGCAGTACAGTCGTGGAGTCCATAAGGGAGAACGAGTGAATGCTGGAGATTATCTCTGGCCTCAAGAGTTCAATATGTGGACAGGGATCCAATATGAAGCACAAGGGTTAAAGTTTGCTCCAGTTGGAGCAGAGCCTGTGCGGTTAACAAATGATGGAAAAGTTGGGCCTCGCGGTATTCCATCGCAACAGCCTGACGTAGAAGGCACAACAGTTGACCCAAATAGACGAGCAATGTTGAAGTCTTTAGTACCGTCATGGAGATAACCGATGCCCAGCGAATCCTTTTGGGAACCCAGTCAGCAGTTCCGTTCTGAGCGCACAGCCAATGTTTTAAACTCATCCCTTGGTGGATTGAGTGAAATTGATAGCGTTCTTGCTTCCAATGAGAACGCAATTAAGCGTCAGCAGAACCCGATCCTCCATGTTCCTGTTGAAGACCGTCCAAGTGATTCACAACTTGAAACCATGTTGGATTACCACTTTGGGGAAGCTACCAGAGTCCATGATATTGATAATCCAATGGATCGCCCAGCACCAAACAGCCCTGGGTATGTCGGAACCTCCGTTCAAGCATTTCAAGCTAGACAACACCCAATCGGTAGTCCTGAGTATTGGAGTGCTGTTGATACACAAAATAAATACAATCAAAGTAGAGGACCATACGATCCTTACAATACTCATAATGATTTTTTCCGTATTCACGATGACAACATTGCAGTAGGTGCTCCCTCTGAAGAACTTGATAACAATCATCTTATTGTTGGTCGCGCTGCTTGGCATTACCGTCCGGTAGGGTCTACAGCTTCTCTGTACCCCAGTCGTACTACTACTCCCCGTACTCAAGCAACGCGCACCCCAACCACTCGTGGGTTAACTCGCGGTCTTGTACGCGCCCATATGGGACGATCCGGTTCTAACTCTGTCAATGAACTCCTTGCATCAGGGCAACCATTTTATGGTGGTGCTCGTCGTACAGGTCCATATCCAGGAACGTATGGGGTATTTACTCCAGAACATCTTGAGCGTTTTGGGTTAGGTAGAGGCCGATTTACTGCGTACGATGCTTTACGAAGTGGTGGTCGCTCAGCTCCACAAATTGAAAATTTTGACCAACAAATGAATGACCTCATTGAGCATTTTGATAGCATTCGATCAGGAAGTGGCAGTCGTATTGCCTATTCCTACAATACTCCTATTGCATGGCATGTTCCTGAAGAAGAATATGCTTCTACGTTTGGTGAGCAGGGTAAACTTTCACCAAGTCGGGAGCAGTTTCACCACGTTACGACGAGTGAAGGTAACCCGCTTGGTCGCGGTGCTTGGGTTATGCCACGTACGAGTTATTCACGCACCACTTCTAAGCACCAAGGTGTTATGTTAAGGGCTTTATCTAATATGCAACGGTACGGAAGTTAAGGAGTATAATAAGATTATGCCTCAGGACCATCGTGGAACTCCATTAGCCAGTAATTACCGACCTCTTGACGAGGACGAGGCACGTTCTGTTGCTGCCCAAGTCAGTCGTGGAAACCCTGCTAGTGCTTTGTACCAGTTTGCAGTTAAAGGCCATAACTATGACTTTGATCAAATCATTAGTGAGTTGGGAAAAGAAATGACCCATCCTGATGCCGACCATAGTTCTCGTCATAATGCCCACCGACTGCACAACTACTTGTTTGCTCATTTTGCGACTAACCGCACAAAGGCACTCACTGAAGAAGATGACGAACAATGAGTCGCAAAGATAACCCCAAGGATCAAACGGCTCTAAATACCTATACCAGTGCTATGCGTACGCGCAGGGCTGGGTTAGCTACTCCGCAAACACAATCAATGAAGTCATCGAAGGCCCCCAAAGCCAAAACTACGACTCATGTTAAAACCAAAGCCACTAAAGGCTCATACAAGAAGCCAGGTAAGTGATGGGTAAGCGACGTAGTTTTGATGCTGTTATGAATGAAGCAGAATACCGTTGGGGAACTGCTACTTTGTATGTTAACCGTAAGCGCAGTTTGAAAGATACTCTTCTCAATACTAAGCAGTTTACGGAAAATGAAGATGGCTCATTAGAAAACGAGCATGGTGCAACTATAAATATTTTAGATAGTAAAGCTGCACACCCAGCTGGTAAGGGTAGGAAAAAAGAAGAGCCAAAACCCCCTTCAGAACCTTACGATCACGAAAAAGAGGGATTGTGACCCCTCAACGTCCGTGGCAATCCCGGCAAGAAATGTTGGTTGATATTGCCCTTCAGTCGGCTATTTCTGATCCTGACACTATTCGCCAAATTAGACCTGTTGTTCCTCAACATTTGATGCCGGAAAAACGAGGATTTGGTAAACAAGAATTGAGTATAATGGATGTGTTGCAGACTGACAGATACGCACCTACCTACCGTTCATGGGTATCAGGTGCGCCAGTCATGTTCCGTAATGGGTTTATGGAGGATAACTTCTCCAGCTCTAGTAGATACTCAATGCAAGGATTGTGGGCGTAATGGCTGAATATCAGGGTGTGAAATACTCACAAGGTCCCAATATTTATGGCGACCTCCAAAACTACCGTTTCGCCCTCGGTGGTACTGAGACGAAGTTCACAGCACCTCCTCGTGTTGACGCTGGTCCTATGCACCAATCAGCACCCAGCGGTCCCGGAGCACCTATGGGTGGTTACAAGCAACCTGGAACCCCTGCTGCACGTCCGTTCACCCCTCAAAGTAGTGGTCTTGGTGCTCCTAACTATCGCCAAGTCATTCAAGAGCGCAATCAGCAAGCCAGTGGTCTTGGACGCACGGGTGGCGGTGCAGGAGACGCACGTGGCGGACGCGGAGGCGGTGCTGGCGTTTCTTTGAACGTGGGTGATGTTAACATTGGCGGTCAATTCGCCAAGAATGTCCAAGGAAGCACTCTTTCATTCGGAGACAATGCTCCAACTTTTACGACTAACGCAAACATGGGAAGTCGTAATGTTATGCGCGTTGGTACTGATCGTGCCCCCGCTGCTCCTAAGGGTGGATCTGGAGGTGCTGATCAAGGTGCTTCCCCATCAGGATTTCCAACGAGCAACCCGTCCGCACCAATGGGTGGTGGCGGTGGCGGTGGTCAAAATCGTGCCCCGTTCCCAACACAGGCCCCTATCAAGTTTGGTCGCACTGGTCGTCCCAACGCCATGATTCCGAATGCTCTTGGTTCTGTGGACACACCTACTCGTATGGGTCCAAAACAGGGTGAATTAGGGTATAGCGGTAGTAGTCCTGTTCCAATGCTCAGTGGTGGTGTTCAGCCTATGCAAGTTGGTGCTGGACAACAGTCACCCATGCTTCCCCCTGCGTCTTCCCGTCGTCGTCAAGCGGCTTACGGTCAGTACATGGGTGGTATGGCAGGACGCACACAGAGCGAACAAGACACCATTGGTCAAATGGCAGGAATGTACGGTCCTTGGCAAAGTGAAACTGGTTCTGCACAACCGTCAGGTCCACTGGCTATTAGTGGTCCGCAACCTCCAGCAGGTGAAATTGGTCCTGCACAAACGACGCAGCGTACAACGGCAAAGAAAACTGGTGGAAAGACCACAGCTAAAAAGACCTCTTCACAGGCTGGTGGCGGAAAAACAACCAACCGTAGACCAGTTGCGCGATCTGGTGGTGCTCCTCAAGGAAATCAAAATTGGGGATATAACCCCGGATGGGAAGCCGTCCGCGCTAAGCAATTACCACCGATGGGAGGCTGATCATGGCTAAAGGTAAGGATGAACGCCATAACCCTAGGCGTAAAGTAAGTCGTTATGATGAATACGGCTCTCCATTGGATGATAAGTACTCTGAGATGGAGAGAGAGGCAGACGAAGCCACTCGTCGCCGTCCCAACAACTTTTATAGCGAAGACGCAGGAATTACGGAAGAGGATTACTGATGGCAGTCAATGAAGCACGTTCAATGAACGCAGATCTTAAGTTAGGCGCAGGTGATGGTAAGTACAAGTCCCTTACCCCTGGGCGTGGTGGCGAAGTTGAAATGAGCAATGTTGTTACACGTATGACGGAACTTCAAGAACAGTACAACATTCAAAATCGCCTTTCTCCAATGGGAGAGGCACATCTCTGATGCCTACCGATCATCGGGGCAACTATGTGGACGGCCCTCACAATAATTGTGTAAACTGCGGAGATAGTGGCGCACTTAGTGCGCCAAGCGGTAAGAAGGTATGCCACCAGTGTATGGCGGATTACATGTCTTATTTACCGTATATGCCAGAGGGCGGAAAAGCCTCCTGGGACGAATAGTTCTCAAACAAAAAGGAATACAATGCCAAGACTACTTGTATGTAAGGCGCACGGAGTCATGTACAACATGCGGGACTACGACGGCCCTGCTGAATATGACATGGAACTCATTGAAGTTATCAACCGTCACAAAGGGCAAACTCCTGACCCTGACAACTGTCGCGGTTTGATTTTTCGTACTGACGAAGAAACAGCTTCCAAGCTGGATACAGAGACAGAAGTCCGTAAAGAGCTTGCCAAGAACCACATCTGGGTTAAGGACTTCCGTGACGAGTTAAAGACTGAGGCTATCAAGTGCTTTAACCGCCATGATCGTCCTAAGAACGGATGTATTGACTGGTGCGATGAGTCTAAGACTGTTGGTCGCAAAGTGGGCGTTCCCAAGGACAAGCGTCAGTACCTTTGCATGTACTGTCCGGCTGCTGATCACTATGTCCATAAGGCTCGTACCATTAAGGGCTACTACGACCAATGATTGTTGTTTCGTTCGATGTGATTGCTAATCCCAGCGACGAACTAGGATCAAGACAACCGAACCCTGCTGGTCGCAAATTATGGAACATGATGTTCATGCAGAACAATGGGCGTATTTGTCTGCTCGTTGACGGGGTAAACAAAACACAGCATGAAACCGTTATGTCTTGGCTTAAAAAAGAAGGGTATAAGCCCAATTCCATTGACTTCTCATCCGAGTCAGGGGTAGATCATCGGTTAGAACGCATCCGAGCAATTTATGCTGGGTACGGAAAGCTTGATTATTATGTAGATATTGATCCTGCTGTCGCCCGCCTTGCTATTAAAGAGGGTATTTGTACTATCCTCATTACTGATCCTCATGTCATTCGCCCTGAATGGGAAAAAGTAAAAGATATCCGTCAATGGGATCAATTAGTTGAAGAAATTGAGCACCAAACCTTGCGAAAAGCAGAAAAAGCGTGGCATGATTAATTTATGACGCTTAGGGATGACCTTGATGAGTACTTTACCGATTCAGAACAGTCAGTTTTACTTGCTGACGGGTTTGATGATGCCTTAATTGGTTTTTCTGAGCAAATAGGTCGCCCTGTCCTTGCCGTGTATGCCTGGAACAAGATGATTGACATTTTGGTTGAAAGGGACGGTATGGACTTGGATGATGCTCTTGACTTTCTTGAGTTCAATGTTGTGAGTGCATGGATGGGGGAAGGCACTCCAATCATTGTTAAGCCTTTGGATGAGTACCTTTAATGCGCTTGTTCTTTGGGGGAGCGGAGAAAAGTTCGTATCGTTCCATGCTGGCATCTGCTGGTGTAGAACGGTACGGAATTAACCTTACTCATTTTCCCATCCCAAAGCGCAAAGCCTTAGATCTTTCACAAGTATACGGTGGAGAGATTTTAATTTATACTTCTGAGACTGACGAAGACATTGCTCGGTACGACAGTTTTATTCGTGACCATGTTGACAATATTTCAGTCGTCATCGGAAGACCTGACTATGATGGTTTGTGGCTAGGAGAGAAGTATGTTCCCATATGGAACGATGAAAACGATTTGGAAAGATTGGCGTGGCTTTGCCAAAAGTACGGTAGAGCGGCGATCAGCGACAAAGCAATCAACGCCAAAAACCAGCAACGAATCAACGCTCTTGCCAAAAGATGGGGTGCAAAACTCATAGGACTAACGTCCAAGGTAGAAATCATCGAAGGTATCCAATGGGATACGGTGGTGGCAGGATCTTGGTCTAGTGCCATTAGGTACGGAGAAACTCAAGTTTGGGACGGGCATTCTTTGCGACGATACCCTTCTCAGCAGAAAGAGTCAGCCCGAAAGCGTCATCGTGCTGATATTGAACGTCTAGGAGTAGACGTTGAAGCCGTTTTAAATGACGAAGTATCCGCTCTTGGCTTGCTTGCAATTAGGTCATGGCAAGCGTGGGAGCACCGAACTTTTGGGGGCTATGACCCTATGAATGACGACGACGAAGCAGAGTTCACAGGTGATGATAGGGGGGATATAACAATTACACCCCCCTCAGGTGCTACCCCCCAAAAAGTGGTTTTTGGAGGATCGGATATTGTTGCCATTCAGCCTGAGAAGCGGCACGAGAGTGAGCGCGTATTGTTGCCAGTTATGGGGGTTGAAACCATCACCTCCTTGGGGTCTCAAACCGTTGATTCTGAAGGAGAATCAATAGATTTAGCTCCTGAACAAGTATCCGTTTTACGCTATAACGCCGACCCTTTGAGGCAGTGTGATAATTGTTATCTTGCCTCACGTTGTCCTAGTTTTAAAGAACATTCTGAATGTGCGTTTCGTCTCCCTGTGGAGATCAGGACTAAAGACCAACTTCAGGCTGCAATGCGAGCGATGGTGGAGATGCAAGTTGGTCGTGTCTTGTTCGCTAGGTTTGCCGAAGAACTGGAAGGTCAAGGTCTTGACCCTGCTCTTTCAGCGGAAATGGATCGCCTGTTTACCATCATTGAACGTTTTAAAAATATATCGGACACACGAGATTTGGTTCGGTTTGAAGTTGAAGCGCGAGGATCTAGTGGAGTGTTGTCCCGCTTGTTTGGTCAGAAGGCAGGAGAAGCGGCTAGGGAACTTCCCAACGGGGGACTGAGTGCCGCAGGAGCCGACGCGATGTATGCCGAGATCATCGACCTATCAGAGGATGAGCGATGACCGACACACCTATTTTTGAACTTCGTCAATTTAAAGAAATTACAAATGTTGCCATTGACTTAGATGGTGTAGTTTACCCATTCATTCCTGCTTTTAAAAAGTACTGTGAAGAAAGAATGGGAAAAGAACTTCCCGATGCCACTAAGTGGTCGTTTTACGAAGACTGGGGTCTAGACGAACTGACTTTCATGGACTGGTTGAAAGATGCTGCTGTAAATCACAACATCTTTAACTGCGTGGCTCCTTATGACGGGGTTATTGAGTCGTGGAAAACATTGAACGAACTTGGAGTCCACACCCACTTCATTACTACTCGCCCTAACTATTCATGGGCGCAGACAGTTGCTTGGATTGAGCACTATGGGTTAATTACGGACGAACTCATCTTTACCCATGACAAGCAAGTACTCGCTCCATTTGCTCGTAAGGGACGAACGGTTTTGTTGGAAGATCACGTTTACCATTATCAATCCGCACGATGGGTTGGCGTATATCCCGTATTACAAACGAGGCCGTGGAATGCCGATTACCCAAATGCTGTACGAGTAAACACTTTCACAGAATTTGTAACCCTTATTAAAAAGTACAACGATAGAGAGACCACATGGCCCGAACCACCGACCAATTTTCCGATTTTTCCCAAGCAACCACTCTCAGAGCTGACTTACTCTATGAAGCCGCGAGTCTCATTGACGGCGACCGCAATTCCTCATATGGGGAACCCTACGACGATTTCTCGCTGACTGCCACTTTGTGGGAAGCGTACCTGAGCAGAACAACAAACGCACGGGGAACTTTCACAGTTAAGGCTCACGACGTGGCTGCTTTGATGATGCTTCTCAAAATTTCCCGCCTGTCATGGACTCCCAATAAGGCAGATCATTGGCTTGACATTGCAGGGTACGCCGGATGTGGATGGGAATGCACCGTTTTGGAAAATGCTGAAGGATTAGAAGACTAATTATCAATGGTTTCCTCGTACACAGACCCTAGAGAATGGCGTTCACAGTCCTTGTGCAAGAAAATGAACATGGACTTCTTTTACCCTCCGCTGGATGCTGAAGTTCCTGAGCATTACTACGCCATTGGTCGTGAGGTTTGTCGTAGATGCAAAGTATGGGAACAGTGTTTAGAAGATGGTGAAAAAGAAGTTTGGGGTATGTGGGGAGGACTCACGCCCAACGAACGCTCTGTATTCTCATCATCAAGGGTAAAGGTCAACGCATTAAAACCTCACGGATCATGGTTGCGATACCGCCAAGGATGCCGTTGTGAGGAGTGCCGTTTGTCACAAGAAGAAGTACCAAACCCAATAAACACAAAGGCTATACCCCGTGTTGGACAGCCTGTTGGAGATTTATCTGCCATGAGGTTTGAAATGCTCTTCCCAACCGAGTAATATATACAGATACCCCATACCAAGCCCTTAAGGGAAGCTCCGGCATCCTTTGGTATGGGGTATATGTTTTTATTGCCTAGTAAGGAGACTGACTATTGAAGTACCGCCACGTAACTGCGGTGGCACTGGCTCTGATTGCTTCTTTTAGCACTCCGGGTGTGTCATTTGCAGCCAAGAAAACGGATACAACAATTGTTGCCCCCACAAAACCAGCAAAACAACCACCGCCCCTTCCTAACTGGATTGAAACTAGGATGGAGCAAGGGCAGAAATGCCCACAATGGGAATCCTTGTTCAAGGAATTTGGACTCCCAGTAAAATACTTCTCCTACATTTCATGGCGCGAAAGCCGTTGTAGGAAATCCGCAGTAAATGCTCGTTGGAAAAACGGCAAGATCGTGTGGACTTTGAATAAGAACGGTACATTTGACAGTGGGCTTCTGCAAGTCAACTCAGGGTGGCGAACCGTTACTTCTCAAGTCTGCAAGAGCCGACAGGGAGACCTTTCAGTCCTCCTGTCACCCCGATGCAACGTCGCCGTTGCTCGCTACCTGTACGACAATGGTGGATTACGACATTGGAGTATGTAACCAAAGGTTGCAAATCGACCACACGTACTGGTAGGTTATATTTATCCCTCACAAAAGGAGCTACAAATGGAAAACACAATTAGTTACGACAACATCTGTGGGACTGGAGAAGCCGCAGAGGTTTTGGGTGTAAGCAAACAGCGCATCCACTCCCTCCGCAAGCACCCGAGTTTCCCCGCACCCATCCGGGAAATCTCCGCTTCTCCCATTTGGGACAAGACCCATCTCGTTGAGTTTTTGACCATCTGGCAACCACGCAAGAAGAAGACAGCAGAAGTGATCAACACGGAAGTGAGCAATGAAGAACTCCACGGATTGGCAGCGTAAGAACCAACTCCGCAAAGAGGCTAAGTCTGCCGATCCTCGCGCATACCGCGAGGGTCGGCGGAACCGCCGTATGTTTGCGAATAACGGTGCGTTTGGGCACTGGAGTGGTCGTACATTCAACTGGTGTGCGTTGGGAACATCAACCACACGCAAAGACAAAGAAGAAGAGTAATCTTCTATTCTTTAGTCATGCCTAAAACAAAGTACTACTGCCCACACTGTGACCAAACTGTCACTGTTTTTGTTAAGTTACTTGAACCACCGGCACACCATTGCCGTAAGCGAAGTAAAAAGTATCTACCATTAGTTATTGAAGGAATGAATGAAGATCGGGATAGCGAGTGCTGACTGGATTGCCCCAGGACGCTTTGATGATCGTGAACATTGGGGTGGTGCTGGATGGGCACGACTGGCAAAGTACATGCCCTATTTGGATTATGAATGCGTAAATGGCACTCTAACGTGGAACGGCAGTCACTTTCAGATTCGTGACATCTACGGAAACCTCTATGACACCGATGTCATCATTCTTCAACGGCTCATGCACAAAGGTCTTTCTAAGCATGTCAAGAGTGCTAAGGCTGTTGGTCAAGTAGTCATTAACGAAGTAGACGATTGGTACTGGGGGTTGTCCCCGAGTAATCTTGCATGGAGTACATCCAATCCACGAGATAACAAAGACGAGAACATCAATCACTACAAGTCAATCATCATGGCTAGTACCCTGATTGTGGTCTCCACTCCGTATCTCTACGAGCGTATTACTGCGTGGAACCCCCAGTGCCCCGTCGTCATTCTCCCAAATACCGTTGATGTGGACTCTTTCACACCAGTCGTACACACGGATCGCACCCCTGTTGTTGGGTGGGTCGGGTCTACCGGACACAGGTCAGGGGATATTGAAACTCTGCGTGGCATTCTTCCCCCTCTTGCCAAAGAAGGTTCTATCTCTCTGTATCACGGAGGAGCAGGCGGGCACACGAGTTTTGCAACTCTTCTTGGAGTCCCTGATGAGATGGTGACTACTGCACCTTTGTGCGAAGCAGAAGAGTATCCAAAACTTTTAACGATGGACATTGGCGTGGCTCCATTGAAAGATACCCCCTTTAATCACGCTAAGAGCGAGATCAAGCTGATGGAGTATTCTGCATCAGGAATCCCTTGGGTTGCTACAAAACTCAGTTCGTATCAGCGATTTGCTGAAAACATGGGCATGGGAAGACTTGCTAAAAATGGAAAGCAGTGGGTCAGCCACCTCAAGGCGTTGATGGACGTAAACACACGCATTGAGGAAGGCGCACGACTCCGAGAACTCGTACGAATGTACGACATTAAACACGGAGTAACAGCGTGGAATGATCTGTTAGACCACTTCAAGCCCTGAGTTGCTGGTCTTCCGACTGCGCTTGAACAGGACTCCACCCCATACGCCTTCTTTTGCTTTGGACTCCACCCCATACTTGTAGCAGTCGTCCTTCACGACACACTTTCCGCAGATTTCCTCTAATGCTTTTTTGAGCCTTTCGGGGTTTCTTCTTGCTGGTGGAAAGAACAGGACATTGGTCAGGTCACTTTTACCGCGACAGTTAGCCCTTTCCTTCCACGTTGGGTCTCCAGTGAATACAAAACTGTACTCCGATTCAACTCCGCCATTGAGGTGCATTCGTGAAACAGCCATCACATTCCTTTCATCATTTGTGCCAAGATCAAAGCGGTAATACTCCCCGCTTCAACTTCCATATTTACTGCCCACCCGTTCAAGATGGATGAAACGACTTCCTTCTTGTCATTCAGAACTCGCCACATCTGCGAGTCAATAGTTCCTGCTCCCTTGGGGTCAATGGCAGTGAACCACCACGCGACCACAGGGTTGACAGTGCCCACCCTGTGACAGCGATCTTCTGCCTGCTCGCCCATAGAAGGCGACCAAGGCAACTGTGCCAACACAACATGGCGACTGGATGTCAAAGTGATGCCCGTCCCTGCCGCCATGTATTGACCGATAATGACATCAATCTCACCGCGCTGAAACTTCTCAACGTGATTGTGCTTTGTCTTGGCATCCACACCACCGTTGATAACAACAACTTTGTGCTTGTTGCCAAGTTTCTCTTTCAAATCTTTAATAACACTGGTGTGATGGGCGAACACAACTACCTGTTCTCCTTCTGCAAGGATGTTAAGACAATGCTCAACTACGGCATTGACCTTTGCCAATCCCAACAGTTCCCACAACTTGTTCATTTGTACAATAACTTTGGCATTTGACGCAGCAACGAGAGCATCCAATCCGTAAGTCTCATACACCCAAGTAAGAAAGTCAGTTTCAGCCTTGCGATACTCCGTCATTACTTGATCAGACAACTCAACATCTACCTGCGCACGACGCTTCGGTGGAAGTTCAGTGAGTACATCTTCTTTCCGGTGTCGTGCCATGCACGTTCCGGTGAGAATCTGATTCAGTTCTGAAGTGTTCGTTGCCCCACTGTAGTTTGGGAACCCATTGACCACTTTGTAATCACAGTAACGATTGTAAAAGTTACGACGAGTGCCGAACACACTGTCCAGCCTGTCAATGATCCTAAGAGGAGATACCAACTCAGACGGACGATTGGGTGTGATAGTTCCACTCATCAACACAACGTACCCATCGCGGTCAATCATGTTGGCGATGTTGTAGATAGCACGAGATCTCTGAGCCTTCATGTTTTTTACAGAGTGTGCTTCATCAACGATGAGGCATTGGTACTTTTGCATCAGCACGTTTTGCCAGTTCGCCACAATGGAATCACTAATGATGAGCGCATCATGGGAGTCAATCTTGTATGGAGTACGACCACTCACTGTTGTTACTTTCATCCAAGGCGCGAACTTTTCGCACTCATGCACCCAGTTCCACCGCAAATGTGCAGGAACAACAATCAGTGCTTTCTTACCCTCAGTAATAGCATTGAGAGCAATAGCGATTCCAGTAGGGGTCTTACCAAGACCCATAGCATCAGTAATGAGGCAACGCTTAGTCCTAATGGCGTACTCAACAGATGCTTTTTGGTAGTTCAACAATGGCAGTTTCAGATCAACCGAACACACCCCATTGTGAGCCTTAGAAAGTTCCATGAGGTAGGGATCGGGCACAACCGCAGGTTGGATTCGTGGAAGAACCGAACACATGGATTCCAGTTCCCTTCGTACACGCGCAGTGTCAATGAAGTTCGCTGAAAGACCCACAACAGGAGAACAATCTTCCAAGCGGTGGTATGTGTCCCAACCGCCGTCATGGAACGCGCAGTATCCATTTCCAGTTTCTACGATCTCGCCACACAAGACGCATTTGTCTTTTCTAGTATTGACAATGATCGCTGTCGTATTTACCGGAAGATGTAACTGGCTTTCATTGCGAGTAACAGGAATGCCTTTAATGTAGGACTCCAAGTCAATCCCTGAACGAATGGTCAGAGAATCCAACTTCTGTTCTTCAATAAAGTTGTCAATCTCGTCCTCTGAAATGCCAATAGAAGCGGTACGCTCCATTAACGCAACGCGGATACGACTTTGCTGTTTAGGTGTGATACCTGTCATACAGTCCTTTCTGTTGTCCGTGTCGCATCCTATCTGGATTGGGACGATTCCCACCGTGACAAAAGTCACAGTGGAAAATGGTGAGTACCCTGTACAATCGTGTGTGAACATTGGACAACTAAAGGAGACACAGATGACTGTCCGTACCATCATCGGCGCAAACGCCGTAATCAAATGGGGGCACGACGACCCCGAAACTGAAAATGTGTACATTTCGTTTGGACGCGAAGTTGCTGACATCGACGGTTTCATTTACGGCGACACTTTTGGAGTCAATGACTATCGTATCTTTTTCTACGGATCACCCTCAGATGAGGAGAACTACCGCGAAGGACATGAAGATTGGGTTTTGGTTGATTGGGAGTTTGTGTACCGTGACGAAGCATGAAGGAGACATTGTGAGCGTACCGACAAAGGTAAAAGTGTTCGGCAAGATGTGGGCACTGAAATACATCCTCACACATCCCAACTGGAAGAATGAATACGAAGACACATGGACTTCATTTTCCAACTACGACATTAACTTGTACGTTGAGGAAGGGTATCTGAGCGTTTGCGCTTACCCATTCACCCGTGTACTTCCTAGTGGATGTGCAGAGGTTGATTACAGCAACTGGGCAACACTCTACAGCGTGAAAGGCTGACAATGACTACTCTGATTGACCGTGACATTTGGTACGCTGTGGGTTACTTGCAGTGCTACATTGACACTTGGGGCGATCTCTCCAATCTTGATGCGTGGTTCAACTTGAACGCTAGTTGGGATGCCAACATCACGCACAACGAAAATGGAGAACTGGTTATCAAGGCATACCCCGTTGTAAATGACAGCGTTGATCTGAACTCCCCCCACATCATTTGGTCGGGCAAGGCAGATGCCTCATAAAAACGACTTGCTTTGCATCGTTCACGACTTGGACGAAGAAGTTGGTGTTGGTATCTTTACTATCAACATTAAAACGGAGCAGTGGGAACCTTACGATCTGTTTTACATTCCTGTAGCGGAATGGTTGTATCACGATCCTGTGTATTTTGCTATGGACAAGGTTGTGAAAGCGTATGGAACCCTGTACCATGATGCTCGTAAAAAACAGATTGCCTACGACGGCTTTTTGGACTGGACAGTAGAACTTCTGCCTTCACGACACAGGTTTTGCTACGCCTATCGGGATGGCGAAGAATGGGCAGAAGTAAAACAAGAACTCAACGAAAGGAAAAGTCGTGCGCTCACTGCAACTTATCAGTTTAGATAAAGACACATACACCGCATACGCTGTCATCGCTACGGAAGAAACAGATTCTTCAGACTACCTTGCTGATCCCAACATTCAACGCACGTTGGTATCTGTCACTCCTGATCAGGTCGTCCTTGACTTTTATCATGGAGAGAACCGCATTCACTCGTTGATGCTGGATTATGACGAATGGTTTGCTCTTTCTGAACTGTTCAACAACATCATTAAAAAGGAGGCAGAAGATGAATGATCAAGATTTTTATACATCCATTGTTTTTAGCACTCAGACATTGAAAGATGAGGCTGACCAATGGTTCTTTGATCACAATGAAAAAATCAAGTATCAAGATCCTTATGAACGTGATGCGATGCAGTGGCTTTTGAACAACGCTACACAGGAACAAATGGAAAGCATTTGCGCCATGTGTATTGAGGATGACGCGCTGTGGGATCAGTTTCGTCGCACAGTCCTCTCTACCATCCAATACTACTTCCAAGAAAATGTTGCCGACAAGATGGAAGGCGGAACCCAATGAGTGAAATGACAGTACAAAAAGTAACTGTTCACCAGTCACCCTACTACGACGGGTGTGACGCTATTTGGGCACAGATTGACGGTCAGAGTACTTGGATTACCTACGAACAGGTGGATGGAGCATTGCTCATTTGCTCTGATCGTGTGGATGGTTTAGAAACTTTGCAACTTGGTGACGGTCGTTTGGCTCTCGTGCAGAGCATTGACTTGGATTACTTGTAATCAAAAAAAAGATTGTCGTCACAGGTTGGTATTTCGTAAAAAAGACGATAGCGTTCTGTACATGGACAAACAACACTTGCGCTCTCTCATTCGGGAAATGGCTGTGCCAACGCATCGTCAGGCTCTCACCGAGTCCAATGTGCGATGGATGCAACGCAACCTTGCGATTCAGAATAGCGATCACCCTCAGTTTGAGACAGTACAAAAAATGTTGGTAAAGATTGCTCAGTCACAAGACTGGGACATGGAATAAAAGGAGTACACATGATTGCAAAAGTACGGATGAAGGTGGATGAACCGATTGAGATTCGGTTTCATTCCTCTAGCACAGATAAGAACTGGCAACTCGTTGCCAGTGTCAATACAAATGGAACAGTAAGTTATACACTTTATTCCATTCCTCACACCGCTAATACATACTCTCTGACCAACTTGGTTGGCGAGTCAGATCAAGTTTTGCCACGCAAGACATACACTGATTGGCAGAACGACGTTATCAACTGGGTTTCTACACTCCGCACAAAGCACACCACCATTTACGAGATTGACGAGGTTTTCTGATGGGACTTGACCAATACCTGTACGCAAAAACATTTCTTTACCCTTCTCCCTACAAACAAAGCACTGAAAATGCTAAGTTTTCAGCAGTTGCAGAACTGTTGGGAGTCGCTTCTTTCATGGACACTGAGTTGCCGTCCATGTTTTTTGAGGTCAAGGTAGCGCAGTGGCGTAAGTCCAATCAGATTCATAACTGGTTCGTTGAGAACGTTCAGGGCGGTGAAGACGACTGCCGTGAGTATGATGTGTCACGAGAACAACTTGAAGAACTGGTTTCTCTCTGTGAGCAAGTGATTGAGGATCACAGTCTTGCAAATGAACTTCTGCCCACTGTACAAGGCTTCTTCTTTGGTGGTACTGATTACGACGAGTGGTATTTCAATGATGTGAAATACACCGCAGGAACACTGAAGAAACTTCTTGCAGATGTTCCCAGCGACTTTTATTTCGTGTACTCGTCCTCTTGGTAAAAAAAGACAAATGTTTTGTTGGTACGATGTTGTGATTCGTAAAAAGTGACGATAGACAGCATCGTACCAACGAAAGGGGATGCAAGTGACTGTTTTGCGACGTTTTGAGATGCAGTGTGACACCTGTGGTATGCACACAGCCGAATGTTGGAACTGGGTATCTAACATGAAGGACGATCTTCTGAAAAAAGGTTGGAAGATTGGTAATACTTCAAAATGCCCGTCATGCGCTGGCATTGACCCCGATTATTGGGAAACTAGTTGGCACATCGTATAAAAGGAGTACACGAAATGAATGAAACTCAACTTCGCAACTTTGCACTGACAAACGCATTGAATCACTATCTCTGTGATGTTCCTGAGAACAATCACCCTGAAGAAGTGTTGGAGATGCTTTCAGAAGGAGATGACAGTCTTCTTGTGTGGGAACCTTTTGAGCATCATCCCAAGTCGGTCATCGCTGATCTTGTAGATGACTTGGCTCACAGCCTGAAGCACCAGTACGACTACATCATTACTAATAGCAAGAAGGAGAACTGACATGGGAGCAGACTTCACTTACTCAGTGATTGACATGGAGATTGACAAGAACGATCTCATTGAGATTGTCAATACTGCCAGCGAAGATACATTGAACGCTTTTTATAGCGAGTTTGATTATTTTCTTGAAACTTCATACAACGTTTCTTCGGAAGATTACGAAGATCAACAAGAGTTTTACAACGATGTTCGCAATGGTTTGATTGGTACTATCAACGAAGCGTACGCTTGCGAAAACTCACGAGAAGTAGCCCCGTTGTGGATTGACTGCCCTGAAACAGGATCAACTCACAAGTATCTGATCACCGGAGGAATGTCGTGGGGAGATACCCCCACAGAAGCATACGACGCATTTTGCATCGTAGATGCTTTGCAGATTTACTTCCGCAAGGAGCAAAAGAAAGCACAAAATGTCTGACTCTTACACATTTACCATCACCGTTGCCAAGCGTGACGACTTGGATCATCCACGAGATGAGCAGGAAGCCTATTACTTGGTAAAGGAACGTTTAGAGAGTGGCTCGTTGCTTGACATTGTTAGTATCAACTGGCGACCGAATGAGTGACAAAAGTCACGTTGGTAAAAGGTACAACTGGCGATAGGTTGGATGACATGACAACAGTACAAGACCGGCTCAACTGGATTCATTCTCTGTTTCAGGAACTTGAAACCCAAGGTGTGGAACTTCCAATGGGCGATTACAACTATGTCTATGACATGATTGAAACTATCCGTGACAATCATACTGACGGATGGGAATGGACTATTGGCGTAGGGACACAGCCCTACTCAGAGTGACAAAACACAAAGTAAAGGAGTACACAAATGACTGACAAGTATTATTTTGCCGGTGACGGCAACTACGGTGACGCAAATGACTTGTTTATTTGCGACACTTCCAACTGGGACGAGCGTGATTGGATGCGCGTTGATCTTTCCCAAGACTATGAACGTCTTGACGTAGCGCGACAGATCTTTCAAGAAAATGAGGAAGTGCGATGATGCAGACACACGCGCAGTGCGCCTGTGGGAACACACTCACACGCGAGGAGCGTACACTCTCGCAGGACGAGGGGCGCGACGTTGCCATTTGCCACGCTTGTTATCTCATTGAAGTCGGTGACGAGGAAACTATCGCTATGAATCCTCTCCATGACATTCGTACAAAGATGAATCAAACGATGAAAGAGATTGACGAGCAGATGGTTCTTATTACCGATCTGTTGATGGATTGTCTCAAGACTCTGGAAGAAAGGACAAAGGTTTATGAAAACTGACAAAGTTGAAACGTTGAAAATGACCTATGACGAATGGGAGGAGAAGTTTCTTCCTCTCATGTGTGATGAACACCCTGTGACACTTCAGCCTTACGGTAATGATCTGAACTTCATCAACAGCGTTGATCCTCAGTATGTGTGGACGATGGTGGACGTTGATGGTGTTGATTACATTGTTGAGGGTCGTCGTTTTGTCAATCGTGTGCATTATTACATTTCAAGGATCGCGTGGGACGCTGATACTTTCTACGAAGTTTCTGACTGATCGTGTGACGAAGGTCACAGTGGTACGATGTTGGGATTCGGACAACCCAACGATAGCGTGATCGCCACACAGGACACAAAGGAGTACACAAATGGGAATGGACGTTATTGGTAAGAACCCTACCGACGAAGTAGGTGATTACTTTCGCAACAATCTGTGGTACTGGCGACCACTGTGGGAATACTGCTGTGAGATCGGCGCAGACCTCATTGACGAACAAACTGCCGATGACTGCCACTGCAACTGTGGCGCAGGGCTGGACAATGATGATGCTGTTGAACTGGGTCTTCGTTTGCTGACAGAAGTACAAAATGGAAACTGTGCGGTGTACGAACGTAAGTATCACGAGTACATCGCATCACTCCCGAAGACCACCTGCTCTTACTGTGAGGGCACTGGCATTCGCACTGACGAAGTAGGACTGGAAATGTCAATGCCTACGCGCAAGTTGGACGATGAAGTTGCCTTTATGACTGGGCGCACTCATGGTTACTGCAATGCTTGTCAGGGATGGGGAGAGGTGTTGCCTTTTGAGGCTAACTATCCGTTCTCTGTGGCAAACGTCATTGAGTTTTCTAACTTTCTCCGCACCTGCGGTGGTTTTGAAGTGTGGTGACAAAAATGAACGAGCGTGAAGAACTGTTTGAGGAGTTACGCGAAAGCATCACTGCCACCGTTCGTTACTATCAGGACATTCTTACTGACTTGGATGAAGGCACTTACACTCCTGAAAAAGCACAACAAGATGCCGAAAACCTCATGTTCAATGAAGGTAACAACATTCTGTCAATCCTTGAATCATTGGGCGAACTTTTATATGAAACGGAGTACACAAAGTGAACACAACAGAAGAAAAGAAAGTACACACAGTAAGTATCACGAACGAGTGTACTTGCGTTGAGGTGGACGAGAATGGCGACGAGATGCTGGGTGAGTATGGCGAGACCATTCCTTCAAGAAACTGTCACGGCTGGTGCTGGGAAGATGTTGTACAAAGCATGGGAGAATGGCTCAAGCCAATGATCGTAAAAAACGAGACTGGCTGGTGGAAAG